CATAATCCTGACAAGAATAGAAAACTGGATGACACTTGGCATACCTGATTTACTTGTCTGTGATGCAAAAGGTAAATTTCATTTTATAGAATTAAAAGTTACAGCTGGTAATGTTGTTAAGCTTTCGCCTAATCAGGTGGCTTGGTTAACTCGGCATGGGCATGGTTCAACTTGGATTATGGTTAGAGGCCGAGAGGACTTATATTTGTATCAGGGCAAAGATGCAGTAAAGCTGAGAAGCAAAGGTCTTCTACTCGAACCATATCTACAACTTAAATATCCTTTTGACTGGGAAAAACTTTTTAGTTTGACAATAAATTAAAAGTATGCGACAACTCTTATACACATTATATAGGAGATTGTATGAAAGACTATACTTTTAAATTAGACGTTGATATTTGGCTTGATCGTAATTTTACAGCTAAAGCTAATTCTTTAGAAGAAGCTGAAGAAAAAGCTAAAGTTATGGCAAAAGAAATTTTTAAAGACGCCCCAAATGTTTACAATGGTAGAGAGGGAGGTAAATCATTAGAGCTGTTGGCAAACTATTTGTCAGACTGGAATTTTGGAGATTTACGTTTTGATGTTGTTAATGTCGAGGAGGAAGAGTAATGATTAAACCAAATTTAACAAAGACAAGTATAACTGACGGTACTGAAGTTAGAATGTTCCGTAATTTAAAAAGTTATACAAATAGTGTCCAAATGCGACTACCAAATGCTGAGGGCAAAAACAGATGGATCACAGTTGGATACATCGATGAAATTAGATTGGACGAT